GTCCAACTGGGTTGTGACTCCGCGGTCGTAGCTCCTCCGGTCGCTCAGACTGAAGTTGCCGCCACACCAGAAGAAGGCACTGGTGAACCACAGGTCGCTGACGATGGTGAAGAACTTGAACATGGTGAGCGTGTAAGCGCCCACTATGGAAGATATTTTCACCGTCCTTGTGTCCGCGAAGGTGTATGACGCTTTCTTTGCTCGTAACAGAGAGCTTCTCCACGTGAGGAGAATCGATGCGTCTGATGTTGTGGCGGGAACAGGGGTAACGCGCTCTCTCAAGGGCGGATTAACTCGGTTTTTTCCGAGATACCCATTTGTGTTCTCAGACAATAGAGGGTTGTTTGTGGCCACGCCACCTCCAAACCTCATTGCTACATACCCGCCCAATGAGTCTGCACCACAGGCGAAACTCTTTGCAAAACAAGAATTGCCTGAGGTTGCTACTCCACCTGCGCCAGCGAGAAGCGCCGTGCCACTACCGCCCGCCCCCAACCAGCGTCCGGTCCACGTTGAACTGCCTCCACCCAAGCCAAAAGCTCGGGTGTCGAGAATGTCAGCTTGTGATCGACCTGAGAGCGACGGGGAAGGTGGCGCGCCGAGAGGTGAAGACTGCCACAAGCGGTCTATCCTTCGGAGGGTTCCGTATGTGGACCCTGTTTACGATCGCCAACAGGAGGAACTGGAACGGTTTAGGGCTGCCGCAGAACAAGAGGCTGAGAGTGTCGCCATTCTCGCCCATATACAAATTCGCGAAGCCCATACCCGCATCCGGAACCAGTTGGCCAAGGGTGAGGAGAGCCACGAACTGATGCGTGAAATGACCGCACAGAAAATCCGGTTCTTGGTTGCTGAAGAGGCACTAGTCAGGGAGACACAACAACAACTCCTTTATACAGAGTTTAACCTTGGGTTTGACACTCTGGCTGGTGCCCAGCGAGCGATTGACAACAACCATTCGTTGTTCGAGCGGGAGCAAACTGCCAGAGTGCAGTTGATGGCGGAAATGGCACAGGAGTCACTCGTCGCGGAGGCTATGCGTCAAGTCTGGCGCGAAGTCTTCCTGACGGTTGCCTTTCTAACAGAACGAGGTCACTGCGAACAGCTAGTTGACACGGTCTGTACCTATAAATTCCACCCGATGAACCTTTGCCCGCTCATCCACGAAACGAGGGTTGATCCTCATGACGACTTGCCACACCCTCTGTGGTGTTCCAGCGACCCGGCTTCTCCATACCACTTTTCTCCCACTATACCAGCTGCCATGAAAGCGCCACTTCCACAGTGGCCAGGAACGCTGGAAGCCATTAACTATGATTTCGGTCAATGGCTAAAATATAGTACGTGGAGGAATCTGCGTGACACCGAAGGGTTGGAGGTCTTTGCAACTGTTGACCATAC